AGATCAGATAATACGATACCGTCATAAACTATTGCTAAGTGGCTTAAAGCTAGAGCTAAAAGGCATATCAATGACAAGAGGTAGAACATGCTACTCGATCATCAAAAAAGAGTTCGGACTTAAAGGTAACAGACAAAAGGTCCTAGCACAATTTGAAAAAATAATTGAGGAAGGCTAGATCGTATGAAGAGGGAGCTTCGGCTCCCTTCTTCTTTCTTACTGGCTTCGTTCGCGTACGAACGAAGCCTAGGGGGCGCGCCCTGAAAGGGCGTAGCCATGCGGGTTCCAGGCTGCCTCGAATCGCCCTATCCATGCGGGTTTCCAGGGACCGATACTTTTCAAAGTGTATAACAAGTGTATAAGGTAGAACACAAAAAAATACTTGCTAAAAGTGTATCGATTTGATACTATTTATACATGGCCAACGAGGTCAGATTTTAAAAACTTAGGAGAACGAAAAATGAATCACAAAGAATATTTATTTGAGGGTAAGCAAGATCAACTAGAAATAGTTGAAAACATGCTATTCGAAAAAAATAAAATAGATCAAGCTAAAGTAGTTAGCGATCTATGGTGGATTAGCGCATCACTTAACGCGCAGGGTAAAATTATAGACCGTATAAGAGACCGCTTATATTTCGGCGCTGAAAATTATGATTTCTTCAGCGGATTCAACCAGGAACATGTAGAAGACTATGCGCACTATTGCGGGTCAGCCTATAAAATCTACATGGTCCTCTGCACTCCCGTCTATGATTCACGTCTGGAAGACGATGAAAAAATGATGGCAGAAATGCACAGCGCATTATCAAAATACGTAGACCCAGACATTTGGGGTAAATCAGTAGGTATAAGCGGCATTAACACCGCCCTTAACATCTACGGGATCCTAGCAGGTGGGCTAAGACAGAACTTCGGAACCTCCTAAGGGTAAGGGGGGCGCAAGCCCCCCGCTTTTATCAACAACACAACGGAGGCAAAAAATGGACTTAGAAGAAGCTAAAGAAAAAGAAACAGATCCAAACTGGCCATTTTCATAACAAGCCAGGGGAGCTTTCGCTCCCCGCTTTTACTGGCTTCGTTTATCGTACGAACGAAGCCGACGGACGCCAGGAAAGTGTAGCAAGAAACGTGCCAATTAATTTAAAAAAAGTTTTAAAAAAGTGTTGACAATTATTAAAAGTGTAGTACACTTATAAACATAAACAAAAAAACTGAGAGGAAAACTATGAAAAAGCAAAAAGGTTACATTTTACAAAAAGCAAAAAATTTTGTATGTATTGCGGTCATGCAATCAACTAATATAAAAACCGGCGGGCCTAAAACTGATGAGAACATGGTGCAATTATATATCTTATATCCGCACATGAAACCGATTGAAGCATCGATAAGAGGCCTAGACGTACACGTTTGCGGTGATTGTAAACACCGCCACCACTCCGGCGGTGCCTGCTATGTCAACTTAGGCCATGGACCGCGTGCAACGTATGAAGCATATAAAAACGGCGTATACTACGACGCGCCAGACAGCGTAGAGCAATTTTTAAAAGTAGTTGAAAGGGATAAGCGCGCTGTACGTTTCGGCGCATACGGTGACCCGGCTTTCATTAGTCAAGATCTAGTTAAAAAAATTAGCGCTGTAGCGTCTAAAGTAACCGGCTACACGCACCAATGGAAAAAGCGCGCTGTTGATAAATCTCTTATGTTATCAGTTGACAGCTTGCAAGAGAAAAAAGAGGCGAACGCCAAAGGTTTCAGAACTTTCCGCGTTACATTCAAAAACGATCTAAGAAAGGACGAAATTCGATGCTTAAATGAAACAGATAAAAAAATAACTTGCATAAAATGCGGTTTATGCGACGGCAGACGAAGTAAAAAGAATATAGCCATTATGGTACATGGCACCAGACAGAAAAGGTTTTCCTCTGTAGCGTAGGTGCTACGCCTTAAAGGGAGTCGCAAGACTCCCTTCCCTTCTTACTGGCTTCGTAAAACGTACGTACGAAGCGCACGCGCGTCGTGTGTGCCATTTTTTGCCCGGCT